AAAAAATTTGTGATAACGCTCCATGCGTTGCACCAATGGCGGATTTAGCTCGCAAGGAAAAAACGTGGCTTGAACCTGAATTGGTTACAGTAACGACCAATGTCAAGGATCTAGATGCTAGATTATATTCTAATTGTCCATATTCTATTCAAAGACGTATGCACGTTGTCATAGATGTTTTTGCGAAGATGGAATTTCAACGTGTTAAGGATGGTGTGTGTTTGGGATTAGATTCCAATAAGGTACTGGAGAAATATACAATTGATGGCCAATTTGTTCCGCCTCCTTTTGATGATGTGTGGGAACTGACATTGTCAGTTGCTGTTCCTCCCGCCAATCTTAAGACTGGTGCTTCATATCGTGTCATTGAATGGAATGGTATCAAAATGGAACGTGTGGATATGTGTACTGCGGTTAATTACTGTATTGAAATGTTTCACAAGCATCGACGCGAGCAATTTGAACTGGTTAGCTTGCAGGATGCGCGTTCCAGTGACATTGAGTTATGCGGAGTTGATGGATGCGTACAGATTAAGAGTTATTGCCTTAAACATAATTGTTTGGGTAAATATACTTTTGATATTAGGAAAGATGGTACAGAAAGTTGCCATATGATATTGGGCAATGATCACAATTTCGACAGCCATAGCAATGAGGAGAATGATTATGCACTTGGGAAACGCGCAAGAAATGCTTGTCAGCAGGTTGGCAATTTGTTCCATGATAAAATCGTAGGTGATGCTCGACGATCTGCCGAATTTTTGGAGACCACAGTTTCTGCCGGAATCTTATTTGCGGCTAGAGCATTTATTCGACGTTTTGATTGGATTACTATTATACCCACCAATTGGGTGTACAATTGCCATTTGCAAAAACTTTTTATGCTTTGTGAGGCACGAAAGTTGCGTGATACTTATATCAAGAAGACTGTATTACAATGGTCAGCTTTAGGTGCTTTTGGAATTTTGTCTAAGAGTGCTACGAAAATTAATAAATGCGTAACTTTAGGTGCTATGGGCTTAGGACTTGGATTTTGCGCAGTAAGGCAATCCCATATGGTTAAGATCGTGAAAGAAAGTTACGTTTCAGAATTGGCTGAACGAAATACATTACATCCGATGCTTCAAGATATTCGGGATAAGCATTTGGCGCGTGTTTTGAAGGCCTCTGCCATAATGGGTGTTGCGTATACTTTGGCCAAATTGTATAAACGGTGGAGAACTCTTGAACCTCAAGGGTCTTTGGAGCCCAAAAGTATTGAAGATATAGCTCAACGAGATAGTGAAGATAATGTGTGGTCTGGAGTTGCAGCTCGAAAACTTCCATTGACTCATAAATCTTTCTTAAGTTGCCAGTCACACTTGAGGGACATTATTGAGAAAAATTTGGTCTATGGCACTGTTGAGTCAGGGGAAAAGAAACTCATGGTGAATGGATTATTTCTTCGTTCAAACGTGGTGTTGGTTCCCAATCATTATTTTGACGGGCAAGAGGAATTGCGAGTTATTTTCCGCAAAGAAAATCCCGATCATTGTGGTGGAAAGTTCACCACGCAGTTGCATGTGAAATCATCAGTGTTAATTCCTGATACGGATATGCGTGTATGTTATTCACCCAATGGAGGGTCCTTCAAGGATATTGTTGATTATTTCCCTTTAGATCATTTTCCTTCTCACAATTTTGAGATGATTTATCGTCTCAAAGATGGTAGCGTGAAGACCATGGAAGGTAAAACACGTCCAAAACGAGTTCAAACTGTGGTTTCTTTTCAGGGTGGAGTTTATGAAACCCTGAGCGATAACACTTTTGCTGGATTGTGTGGTGCAGTTTTGATTTCTCGCGGAGCCCATGGAGCAATTACTGGTCTTCATCTTGGTGGTCATGCTGGTACTCCTAAAGGTTGTTATGGATCTTTTGTGAGGCAAGAATTGTTGACCGCCATCGAACAGTTGGATCGAATGACGGCAGTTCTTTTATCAGGAACTGCTGAAAGTTTTCCCGCCCAGGTGCTTGGAGTGAGCATAATTGGGGAGAGTGAGATTCATAAAAAGAATCCCATAAAATTTATGCCCGAAGGATCACAAATTGAGTATTATGGATCTTGCCCCGGAAAAACAAAGGCCGTTTCGCGCGTAAAGGTCACGCCAATTAGCCATTTGGTTACGGATGTATGTGGGATCCCTAATAAGTGGGGGCCTCCTAAAATGAGTCCTGATTGGTTTGGTTGGCAGACTTGTTTAGCCAATTTATCTGAGCCAGGGGAACCATTTCCCCACGATTTGATATCACGTGCTGTTGAAGATTACAAGAAACCCATTGTTGCATTATTTGACAGTGAGTTGTGGAATGGTGCTTCTCCGATGAATGACAAAGAAAATATTAATGGTGTGCCGGGTGTAAAGTTTCTTGATGCGATTAAAATTGGCACTTCTATTGGTTTTCCTTTGTCTGGGCCTAAAAGTGATCATATGTTGGATGTTGATGTTTTTGACTCCAACGGATTGTTGGATAGGAAGTTCACTGAAGACATTAACTTGGAGATTGCGCGTTGTGAGGCGGCGTATTTGCGCGGTGAAAGGGCTTACGCAGTCGCAAAAGCGTGTAAAAAGGATGAGATACTTGCCAAGGAGAAATGCCGCATATTTTATGGAAATTCGATTGCATTAACGTTTTTGGTGAGGAGATATTTCTTGCCACTTGTGCGTGTATTGATGATGAATCCATTGAAATCTGAGTGCGCAGTTGGAATTAACTCTCACGGACCAGAATGGGACCAAATGATGAGGTATTTACGTTCCAAAAATCAAGATAAGTTTTTGGCGGGAGACTATAGTAAGTTTGATCAAAAATTGCCCGCTCAAGTATTGTTTGCAGGTTTGCGCATATTGATTGATTGTGCATGTAGATGTCCAAATTACACAGCCAATGATATACGTGCGATGAAAGCCATGGCTGGAGATTTGGTGTATTCAGTAATTGCCTTTGATGGTAACTTAATTGGTCTGACGAGTGGAGGGCACATTAGTGGTAATCCACTGACCGCGGTGTTGAACAGCATTTGTAATAGTTTGAATATGCGGTGTTGTTTCTTTACAATTTACCCAGAGGCACGGGATTTTCGTGAAGCTTGTGCATTGATCACGTATGGTGATGATAATGCTGGTTCAGTTGATCCACAATATTCTGACTTCAATATTAAGAAATGTTCTGAGGTGTTAGCTAGGTATGGCCAGGTTTACACAATGCCTGATAAAGAGAGTGAGATGGTTGATTTTATATCCGTTGATGATCTTGAATTTTTGAAACGGAAAACGGTCTACCATCCTGCGTTAGGTTGCGAAGTTGGTGCATTGTCGGAGGATTCATGTTTTAAAATGTTGCATTGTTTTTTACGTGAGAAAAATTCACCTTTGTCTGAGGTGGAAGCTTGCGCATTGAATATTGACACTGCATTAATGGAGTGGTTCAATCATGGACAAGCTATATATGAGAAGCGTCGGGACGAGATGAAAGATGTGGCCCGGTTAGCTAAATTAACAAATTTGTGCACACAATTGCATGTTACATATCAAGATAAAGTTGATCAGTGGCACGAGAGGTATGATCCTCATTCTGGTGAGGAAGAGGAGTTGCCAATTCGACCATTATACGTTAAAGCTTTTACTGATATTCCATTGACTGCTGTATCAATGGACGCCCCACTCATACATAATATGGTTGGGGAAGTTGATTTGATCTTTATGTCTACTCATATGGGTGTCCACCACATGTTGTTTCTGGAGATTAAAGATTCATTGTTAGCATCAGCAAGGAGCAAGGGTCGCAAGCAATTGCGTAGATTGTGCTACGCAGCGGCGGTATTGAATCCATCAATATCATATGCCGGTGTTTTGTTGTCCCCTCAGGGTTATGAACCTGTGACCATGTCTGGGCATGATGGTTATTGGGAGGATATACGTTTACCCTTTTCGATGTGGCGTGACGTAAGAGAGTATGAGAATGCTGCAAGATTGAGGGCGTATGGGTTTTAATTTGCCCCGCCTTTAGAATGGCGTTAAATTAATCTCCCAGTTTCAAATCTGATGGTAAGCAAAATTGTCTTGTGTTATTGGATACCACAATTTTCAGAGTGACTATTTGAAATTGTAGGCTTGACACAAGATTTTTGGGTGATAAAGAATCACTTAAGTCGCACCCCACCCTCGATAGTCGATAGAGGTGATGGGTTAAATAATTTGACTAACAAAAATACATATGAATATATTAAACAAAAGCAAACCGGTGGTCGTGACGACCACAAAATCGACACGGATGTGTTGTCCACTTTTAAATGGGTTAACGATGTTGACCCTATGTTAGTGGTAATTGAGAGGAATTTTGCCCTTTATGAGAAACAATTATTGGACATGCCACTTCAAGATTTTCCTGTTGCTGAACTTGAGGATGAATATTGTGATTTTGTCCCTATTTTTAAAGCACATTCAGGAATTACAGCTGATACCAACATCAATTCGTCGCCTGATGATATTAAGCATCAAACGATGCGTTTTCGAGATCAGTTTTCTGGTCATACAAATGACATTGAGACTTTTGTGGATCCTACCAGGAAGTTGCAAGATAAAGATGATGTTCCATTGTCCGAATTTTTCGCTCGTCCAGTTAAGGCTTTTGAAGCCCAATGGAATACGAATGGCATTTTAAACGCCGAATTTAACCCGTGGCGTCAGTTTTTGACGAATAAAAGGGTTCAGAATCGTTTGGCAAATTTTAAGTTGTTGAGATGTAATTTACGTATGAAAGTCGTTGTGAATGGTAATGGATTTCAGTATGGTCGTGCCATAGTGGCTTATTGGCCAATGTCGGGTTATGACCAGCTATCTACCCACACATCTCTTGATCCTATCGATTTGACGCAGACTTCGCAATTGCCTCATATTTTTATTGATCCCACTACTTCCACAGGCGGGGAGATGTTGATTCCCTTCTTTTGGCATGAGAATTATTTTGATATCACTCGCTCGAATTGGGGTGGTGATTTAGGATTGCCTGATGCTGGTAAAATCTTGTTTAGAACTCTCAATCCGCTCAAACATGCAAATGGTGCTGATGATAAGGTTACCATTTCATTTTTTATTTGGGCGGAGGATGTTGAGATGGCCATCCCGACGTCAGTTGATTCCAACACCCTTGCTCCTCAAGCAGGAGAAGAAGTTGATGAGGCCAATACTAAAGGGATGGTCTCTGGTCCTGCAACCACGGTTGCAAAATATGCTGGCATAGCAGCTGGTTATGCTCCAGTTGCACCTTATGCTATGGCAACTTCTAAGGTTGCCGGTGCTATTGCCAGTGCTGCCAAGATTATGGGATATAGTCGCCCCACTAATACCCAAAATCCTGAGCCATTTCGTCCGACACCAATTTCACAGTTGGCAACGACGACTACGCCAGATACTGCTTTGAAGTTGACTGTAGACGACAAGCAGGAGCTTACGATTGATCCTCGTGTTTCAGGAGTTGGCGCTCATGATCCCTTGATTATTAGGGACATTGCCAAAAGAGAAGCATATTTGACTCAATTTACATGGCCCGTGGCTGACGGGCCCACAACTTTGTTGTGGAATGCTCGGGTAAATCCGTGCTTGTGGCAAGAAGATGCCAATGGTGCCATTGTTTTACCTCCGTGCGCTATCGCAGCATTACCTTTTAGATATTGGAACGGATCTATGAAATTCCGTTTTCAGGTGGTTTGTTCTACTTTTCACAAGGGCCGCTTGGAGATAAGATTTGATCCTGGGTATGTGGATGGATCCACTATTGGTGAGTACAATATTAACTATATGGAGATTATTGATATTGCCGAGACCCAAGATTTTACGATTGAGGTGACCAATTCTCAGCCTTTTTCTTTGCTGAGACATTTGGATCCTGGAGTGGATTCGGCTACGGAAGGTTATTCCACCACTGACTATAATGGCACATTGAATGGACTTTGCAATGGAGTGATTTCCGTGCGTGTTTTGAACGAGTTGACCGTGCCCAACAGCACAATCGACAATGATATTTCAATCAATGTGTTTGTTTCAGCGGGGGATGATTTTGAAGTTTTTGTTCCTGAGGACAATTTTCAGAAATTTACCTTCTTTCAACCGCAATCAGGTACGGAAATGGTACCGGAGTCACAAAACACTTCGGAACCCTCCGCTCCTCAACAAGCTGAATCTGACCATATGGGAGCAGATTTGCAATATTCATCGGAGTTGAATATGGTTTTTGCCGGTGAATCTATTGTATCTTTTCGTCCGTTGT